TAGCATTCTCTCTACAGTCTTTAACTTATTTTGTGCATTTCTCTTATTCAGTGATTGTTCCATAATAGATAAAAGGATATAAGGGAGCTCTCTAATATACAAAAATATAAATAAAGAATATAACATAGATAATTAGATAATATATATTACCTTACACAAACATAAACTTGCTATTGAGCTGTATAATATCATAGTATTTATATACATAGCCAATGTCTTTGAGTTTTCCTATATCCTGTGTAGCCATTATTTTTTTCATTATATTCTCAATATTCTCAATAGTGTCTTCACTATATATGCGCTTATTTTTGATTAAATCATTATATAGATGATGCGCCTTATTGTATTCATCTTTGAACCCCTTGTTATTTAATGTTATGAAATATATATTGTTGCTATTATAGGCAATTATCTTTTTAATCAAGGCAATGATTTCGTTATCTTTATCCTTGCAATTCTCATTAGTCTCTTCCCATACCTTTTTATTTTTGTCATTTTTAATAAACGCTGTTGATACAATAGTGTTCATCTTGATTTTCTTAGTAATTTTAATAGTCGCGTCCAAATTTTGTGATTGTATTGGTGTATCATCGCTATCTTTGACATCCTCTGCTATAATCTCATTAGTAGCCGCACCAGCCACTCCAGCAGCACCAGCCGCTATAGCAGACTTTGCAACTACAGCTTTCTTACTTTTCCTAACTTTAGGTGCTTTAGGCTCAGATAGTATATTAATAAACCTATCAAATAGCAATTCTTTAACCATCATTAGCTTCAGGTTATTCATTCTGTTTTTTCGGCGTATCTCATTTTGATACATAGGTTTCTCTAATAATGCTTTGTCCATATCTTTCCAATATTCATCGCACTTATCATATCCAGGTAATTTTTCTAAGCATAAAGCATACAATTGCAATATTGGTTTCATAATTTGATTTGTAATATAATGTAAATAATCAGGTATCAAGCTATTTTGCTCAATATAATCTGGGTTTTCTATGCGGTCTCCTTGCAATGATGGAGCTCCTCCGCCAGCTCCGCTACCGCCTGGCGTCTTAATATATACAAAGGGAATTCGCTCATTAACTACAGGTCTGTTTCCTGGGTCTCTTGCTCCTATTCTGTCTGCTAATACTTTGTGAGCAATTTTTGAGGGATCTTTGTAGGTCGCTCGCAAACTCTTTGTTATTACGAGTTCATTGATAGGCGTTTTGCCTTCTACAAGATTACTTAGTTCATCCTGTAGAAATACAAGAGACCCATCTAAATCTTGCTTTTCCAATATGATATTTATGACGCCTCCATATATCTTCTTGACTATCTGGGCATTATCTCGCCTTTTTAATACAATACCCATAGATTTCTGCTTATATTTTTTAGTATCTGTTTCATATAAATTGCCTACATATCGCTTCTTGCTGAAGATAATAAACGGATATAGGCATTTTTCATAATTTAGTTTTTGCGGACTGGGCATAATATCAGGGACATTAATATGTCTCTCAACATCCTTCCCAATATCTATAGCATATTGCAAAGCATCTTTGCCAAATACTGCTTTTCCTTCTTTATCCACCAAAGGAAACTTGCAGAATATAGAATCAGTATCACCATAAATAACTTCAGCATTATATTCTGTTTCTACATAATCCTTTGCAAGCATAATCATATTTCTTCCAGTCGCTGTGGTGCACGCTGCAATCTCCTTTAAATAAATAGAAGATGTTCTCGCGCCTATTTGTCCATACAAAGAGTTTGCTGTAACCTTATAAGCAACTTGAAGAGCATCTAAAACATCCTGTTCAAATATGTTATAGGTATCCTTAATGCCTGATATATTATTCTTTTGAACTAATATTTTGGTATCTGCATCAATATTATGCACTTCATAGCAATCTCCGCGATCCGCGCAAATACCCGCATATACTTTTCCATCATTTGCAGTAATCGTCTTATACTCTATCTTTTTTCGCGTGTTTTTACGCTGTTTGAGCAACATATCTAAGACATCTGCAATAATACCTTTGCGACCATCTTTGTATTGAATAAAGACGCATTCCTTTTCTCCAGTTTTCTTTTTCTTATCCCCTACGCCTTCATATAAATCATAGGATATTGTTTTGTATTCTATGTTAGGATCTTCAACGCGGTATTTCTCATCCATCAAATAGCAGTCGTGAGACAGATTGCAAGAAATCATAGAAGACGGATACAGAGAGCCATAATCAAATACAACAATAGGCTCATTTAAATAGATTCCTTCTTTCGGTTCTAATACGACAGCACCTTCATATCCGCTATCTAATTCTTCCATATTCTCGCTATACGATTTAATTGTTGGAATAAGAGAACCCCTTTCCATACATTCCTTGGCAATTAAAGAGAATATCTTAATCCCTTGGCCTCTGCGAAATAGGAAATTAAGAGGCACGAGGCATACATTGCCCATACCAATATTATTTTCAAGAATTTTTAGTTTATGTATTAGCCTATTGACGAGACAGCAATCTTGAATACAGTATTTTGCTATTACGCATCTATCCTCGCTATTTCCCTTAAATTTGTCAAAAATCTCTTGCGGTTTCAAGTCATTCTTATTATCACCTAAAAATATTGAGGCGACATTATCCAGCTTATAACTATCCAATTTCTGGTCTCTCTGCATAACTTTGAGCAAATCTATAAGAACCGTTCCGTCAATGTCAATATATCGCAATATATTATCACCAAGTGCCGACGAAGATAATTTTAATTCAACAAGGGACGCCTTGCGGGTTATCAATCTACCAAAACCCATTGTAAAATTCTCCATTATATTTAGCTCTGTCGCTCTCTGCCAAATGTATTCCATATCAAAACCAAATATGTTATATCCAGTAATAATATCAGAGTTCAAGTTATTCATCAGTTCCTTCCATTTAATGAGCACCTCCTTCTCAGTATCATAATGTTCTACATCACACCCTTCAATCTTATCGCAGCTGTTTAAAGTTATAATGTTTTTATATACAATATTGTCAGACCCATAGATATGCACTGTAGTTCCTATTTGAATAATCTTGTCTCCCTCAAGAGGCACGAGCGTATTAGTCAATATGTCTGTAAGTTTTAATTCTTGCGCATTTAGCTCACGAACAGTCATTTTGTTCCCTTTGATATCATCGTCGTCTTCTTCATCTTCGTCTTCATCTTCGTCTTCGTCATTGCCAGCTGTGCCAGCTGTGCCAGCTCCAGATTTCTTAATAGATGACGCGATTATATCAAGTATCTCAATTATTTTGGGAATATGCGGTTCTATTTTTTGGGATATTGAGGATATATAATTATGCACTAACTTGCTCTTAGCATATACTCGGTTAATCTTGATATCTTTAGCAGTATCTATAATAATATCTTCAAAATATATAGTCTGTAGCCAAGAAACAATATTTTCCGCAGTATATTGATAGCCCATCTTAGCAATCATCGCGAGGTCTTGAGCGACCTTACTATAATTCTTTTTTGCAACAGGGAAATCTCCGTGGCTACTGGAGCATTCTATATCAAAAGATGTAATTAGCAAAGGCGCGATTTTATTAACCTGGATAGGTGAGATATTATTGTATTCTGTAGTAATATTATAATCACACCTGCTGATATCGTCGCCAATTTCATAGTCTCCTTTGTTAATTCTTACCCAATCGCAAGGCCTGATATTTTGCGTATGAATATATTTTAAGAAGGGATCAATATTGGTCTCATACATTTTAAAATCAATTTTCTCAAGAGTTTTAAAATAATACTTTAAGTTATTATATAACTTTAGAGATTTTACAGATACCTTGAGGAAGCGAAATATTTTATCATTTGTAAATCCCCAAAAATCCATCTTCCTAACAATTTTCATACTTACAAAGTGCGTTTCCAAAGCGCGAGGAATAATCTTTTTGTTATACTCATTCCATACCCCGTTATTGTTAAAGCGACATTTATAGCTCCCATTTAATAATGTTTCATTTAGCTCATTTAACTTTGCTTTAAAAGCGTTCTTACCAAGTCCCTCCCAACTTTCTGGAGGCTTGATGTAAAAGTAAGGAATGAAACTTTTAACATTAACGCAATATGTAGCACCTACAGCAGAAGTTCCGTAGATTAGCAAAGAATAGAAGTCATTTGCGTCTTTTTGAACATTTACTTTGTCAGATTCAGGGTCATATATGTCAGTAATTTGAAATTCCACGACATCTTCGTTGCTATTTATTGGTTCGTGGACTTTTCTTGGAAATTCCATTATAATTAAATAGATGCTTTAAATATTTAAATAGAAATCAATTTTTAATTAAGATTAAAAAATTTTTTAATTTATTATAATTAAATAAAATAGACTATTATGGATATAGGCATTGACGGTTTGATTATTTTAATCATCACAATTTTAGGCATTTACTATATATATAATTATTATATAAACCAAGGATTAATAAAGGTGAAAAGCAATATAGATAACACAGAATATACTGTGCAAATCAAAGAAGATGCCAAGGAAGCCGCTGATTTAATAGCGACAATTAAAAATAAGCTTAAAATATTATTGGAGCATTTGCAGAAAACATATGGCGGTAGCGATGAGCGCGTTGCTATGCTAACAGCTAATTACAGACCAGAGAGGGTAAGCGAAGGCGTTGATACACCAGGATATACAAGCTATTCCGTTAATAAAGGCGAACAGATAGTATTATGCCTAAGAAATAAGGATAAGTTGATGGATGTTAATACGATGATGTTTGTGGTATTGCACGAGTTCGCGCATTTAGCTACAGAAAGCATCGGGCATACTGAAGAGTTTTGGACAAATTTCAAATGGATATTAGAAGAATCAATGAATATAGGAATATATACGCGACAAGACTTTAAAACTACAAATGTGGATTATTGTGGTATTAAAATAACATCATCGCCTTTGTAAAATAATCAAATATTCAAAATATATATAAGATATTAGCAATTATTAAATTAATATATAATGTCAAATACAACTTGCGATAATATATCTCATATATTTGAAGTATCTCCAGTGAAATATTATAATAGTTATACATATAACTATAATCACTTTGAATTATTCTTAGCAACTATAATAACACTAATGCCTATTAGCAAGAAATACTCGCAATATATTACGATTGATGTAATGCGTAGAAAAATTAATCAATATACGAACTGGAATATCCTAATGATACTTGCCAATAGCGCGCTGTTTAATATTTTTAGCATAGATAACCATTTAATATCTCGGTTTATTGCTATTAATTCATTGCAAATTATGTCATTATTCCATATGTTTATATTATATGATAGCAATATTTTGTTCCACGCAATGGATGCTATGCCTATTATCTTGAAACACAGAGTATTTAATAGGATATCAAATGAAAATTTGGTTCGCTTAGAATACTTTGTGGCTAATATTGTTATCCATATATTACCTGTATATTACTATAAGGACTATTTAGTATTGAAAGATGGCTGCTCTGTTATATGCGATAATAATAATTATAAGATTCATATGTTTCAATATTTAATTATGTTCAAATTTATGTGGGTTCTTAATATATTTGGCGATTTCAATATAACCTCCATATATGTCCCGACATTTGAAGGGTGTAGTATTAAATTAATTAACCTCGTAGTTATAATTGACTATATTTCATATAAACTAATGAATTATTTTTTATATCTTGATGATTAAAATATATATAACAATATATTTCATATATAACAATATATTTCATATATAACAATATATAATAAACAATAACAATGATACCTAAGATTATTCATCAAACTTGGAAGGATAAAAATCTACCACCAATTATATATAAGTTAGTAAGTGAAAATATCAGTTTTCTTAAATCTCAGGGCTATGAGTATATGTTTTGGACTGATGAAATGATATTAAAATTAATAGCTGAGGAATACCCTAACTTTTATAATATTTATAAATTAGCGCGCACAGGAGTGCAAAAAGGCGATATTGCTCGCATTCTCCTCGTGTATCATTATGGCGGCATATACATAGATTTAGATGTCCTCGTTTTAAGAGATTTTGAAGAAATATTAGATATGCGTAATTCAAATAAACTATATATTACTTATGAGCCATCTGGGCAAACGATCGCGCTGTATAATAGCGATAAATATTTATGTAATGCTTTCTTTGCTGCTAATAAAAATAATAGTATGTTGAAAGTGATATTAAATAACATACCTGAATATATTAAAAATTATACTGAAAACATTTTCCAGAAATTTGACATATTTGGCGGTTCATATTTTAAGACAATTATTGAAGACCCCGCAAATGCTATTTTTAAGAGCGATGTCTATATTATAGACGACAGGGAACTATTTTATCCTATCAATGACCTGAAGTTTGACAATATGCCATTTACAGTGGGAGATTGGGGGATGGTGAAGAGAGGCGAGTATAACAAAGATACAATAATGGTTCATTATTGGATACACGGCGATTTTGAATCAAAGGCGCTATTAACTGCATTTAGCCCCGAGAATAACAAAACGATACACGAAAATATGTATGGGTTTTTTTCTAAATTATATCCTGATATAGCAAAAAAAATTGATAACATTATATAGAGTTGTCTAATAACTTGAATGAATTCCAAATATTTATTAATACTTATAAATATGGGATATATTGGTTTTATCAAAGGATTCGCTTACAATAACATAGTAAAACAAACAATACTTCACGATGCTAAGATGCCAGCTATATATTTAGAGAATAGTATCTTTAGCGAGAAAGACGCGAGGTTTAAGAATAAGTTTTTTTCGGCAGAGCATATATTTCCGCAATGCCTTCTTAATAATAAACACACAAATGATATGCATAATATTGTAAAGACTTTGAATCACCTAAATGTCAATAGATCTAACTATATGTATGTTGAAGATATTAAGCGCAAAGATAAAAACTGGGCAGAATTAGACTTTGGTAATTATGTTAATCACAAAGCCAAAGTGTTTGCACCAAATGATTATTCGCGCGGTTTTATATCCCGGGCTATACTCTATATGTGCCGGGAGTATAATTATAATCATAAAAAGGTAATAGATACAGACTTGCTTATTAAATGGTATTTTCAATATCCGCCATTAAAGGAGGAGAGATATCACAATGAAATTATCCACCGGATACAGCGAAAGCATAATATATTTATAACAAATTACTTTAAGAAAAATAATGTAATCATTAAGTTTATAAATAAGTTATAGATTATAGATAACAAGCTGCTATAAAAATTGATTACATTATAATTATAGTATATAATAAGTTATTATGAGTTTGCTAAACAATAAGCAGCAATTAGCAGTGGATCAAACTTTAAATGGCGAAAATATATTAATTACTGGCCCTGCAGGCACTGGAAAATCTTATACTATCAAACATATTATAGAGTTGCTCCAAGCAAATGGCAAGAAGATTGGCTTAACGGCGACGACTGGGACGGCCGCTTTTATTATAGGCGGACAAACTATACATTCTTTTATGGGACTCGGGATAGACGATAGTTCTATTGCAGATATTTTCATAAAAATTAAGAATCGCTCTACTATATA